TATGAATATTCTGAAGATAACCACTTTGCTGAATTAAGAAATACAGAAATTCTTCGTGATCGCATCTCAATGCTTCGTGATATTGATGACTATGCAGGTAAGTACTATTCACACGAATGGATTCGCCGCAATGTTCTGTATCAAACTGAAGAAGATATTGAAGAAATTGATGAGCAGATCGTCGAGGAACAAGATAACCCACAATATAATCCACCGGTGGAAATGGGACCAGATGGCCAACCTCAAGAGGTGCCGGGACCAGAAGATACAAGTGGAGCTTTGGGACCAGATACAGGAAAACCAGCCAAGGTTCCTTCACTTCCTAAGGTTCCAGATCTAGTTAAGAAACCAGCGTGATTATAAATAATAAAAATTTTGGAGGAAAACATGGCCGATATTGATGATCTTATCAACTTTTCTATGAATCAGCAGCCAACTAAGTTCGCTTCTGCATTCGATGATATCATGGGTCAGAAAGCAGCTGCAGCAATCGATGACATGAGAATCTCTGTCGCACAAGGTATGTTTGCTGCTGAAGAAGATACTGTCGACGATGAAGATGACTTTGATCTTGACGACGATGATCTGGATCTCGATGACGAAGATCTAGAAATCGACGATGAAGATTTTGAAGACATCGATTGGGACGACGAAGAAGACGAAGATGATTTCGATTTAGACGACGAAGATTTAGAAGGATTCGAAGACGATGGCGAAGACGCTTAATCAATTCCTAGAAGGTTATCTCAAAGTTAAGAATCCTGACGAACAGAAGTTCGTGGATAAGCACGTTGTTGCCAAGCATCCAGATCGCAATGGCAATGATGATGGGCATTTCAAGGGTAAGACTAAGCAGATCGACCGTCGTAAAGAACGCCATGGCTATAACCCAGGTGAAGACGAAAAGGTCTATGAAGAACTGAAGGGTGGTCAGCACAAGATCGATGCCAACAAGAATGGCAAGATCGATGCTCATGACTTCAAACTTCTTCGTAAGAAAAAGAAAGTTGCTGAAGAAGCTGAGCAGATCGACGAGCTAGATACAGCAACTCTCAAGAGCTATAGAACAAAAGCCCGTGCTCAAGGTAATGCTATCGTCGACAAGATGAAGATGGGTGGCGGCGACTGGTCAAAGGATCAGAAGGACACCAAGACTCTTCGTAAGAGATCCGCCGGCGCAAACATGTCTGGCAAGCAACTTGTCAAGCGTGGTGAAAGCCTGAAGACTGAAGAAGTTGAAGAGCTAGACGAGCTGTCACGTGACACACTACGTCGTTATCGTATGAAAGCAAAATCTATTGGCGATAATGAAAAAGGCGATATTGGCTATCGCTCAAAAGGACGTGATCTAGCAGCGCGCAAGAGTCATGGTGGTCAATGGGGTATTCCAAAAGCCAAAGTAATGGCTAAGGAAGAAGTTGAGCCAATTGAAGAACTGTCAAAGGCAACTCTAAGATCATATGCACAGAATGCTAAGGATCAGATGAGTCGTTCTGATACTCTTGCTGGTAGAGAAATGGGTGCCCGTGCTATTGGTGCTAAGCCATCTGCAAAAGAACGTATGCACAACCGTAGAGCAGATAAGCGTCATGCTGGTCTTGGTTTAGCTATTGATAAGCTAGCTCGCGAAGAAGTAGAGATCGAAGAAAAGATCAATATGGATAAGGCTTCGATGGGAACTGTAATCAAGGACTTCCAGAAGTCTGATGCTCCACAGTTCAAGGGCAAGTCAAAAGAAAAGCGTCGCGTAATGGCAATTGCTGCTAAGCTCACTGCAGAACGTGGTGGTAAGCCACTTCGTAAGGAAGAAAAGCTTGCTGATCTTCTTGGTGATCTCACAGAATCGCATCGTCGTACCATGCTTTCTGTATTTGATAAATTAAATGAAGACAACCAAAAGAAGTTCCTAGCAGCATGTCAGACACCAGAAGGTGTTGAATCAATGCTCGACTTCGCAATTAGTCATAGAGGTGAATAATGGCTGTAACAATTATTTCAAATAAGAAAAATACTGCAGCCACTGTTCACGTTTCCGCTGCAAATACTACCATTAAGGTATCTGGAAACAGCACAACTACAAATGTAGATTCTACATCTACATGTCTTGCTGTAGATAATGAAGTTCTTTCTGGAGCTTATATTGCACAGGCATTCTGGGGTGTTGAAACAGGATACATTGTTCTGAAGCGCGGTACAACTCCAGTTGCTGTATATGATTCAACTGGCTATAAAGATTATGCTGGATCGGGAATGGCTCTGACTGTCGGTCAAACAGCTAACCTGACAGTAGAGTTTGTCGGAACAGCAAATGGTTATGTTCTTCTCGAAGTTCAGAAGGTTGGTACATTCACCTCTGACTATAATAACAGATAAGGTAAGAAGATGAAGCTCATTACAGAAGTCTTTGAAGACCTAAGAACAATTACCGAAGCTCGTGAAGACGGCAAGAAGAACGTATACATCGAGGGTGTGTTCCTTCAGGGTGGCATTAAGAATCGCAACGGACGTATGTATCCTGTTGAGACTCTTGCCAAGGAAGTAGAACGCTACAACGAATCATACGTAAAGTCGGGTAGAGCTCTTGGTGAACTTGGTCACCCAGAAGGTCCGCAGATTAATCTGGATCGAGTTTCTCACCTGATCACAAATCTTCGCCAAGAAGGTAATAACTTCATCGGCAAAGCCAAGCTAATGGATACTCCATTCGGTAACATCGCCAAGGGCCTTGTTTCTGAAGGTGTAAAGCTCGGTGTTTCTTCTCGTGGTATGGGCTCGCTGAAGCTCAACAAGGAAGGAATCAATGAAGTACAAGACGATTTTTATCTAGCAACAGCTGCTGATATCGTAGCTGATCCTTCTGCACCAGATGCTTTTGTAAATGGTATTATGGAAGGTGTTGAGTGGATCTGGGAAAATGATCTTCTTATTGCCAAGAAAGCTCAAGTTGTCGAACACACTGTTCAGACAATTGAAAATGCCGTATCTTCTAGAGAACTAGAAGCCAAGAAATTTAAGATCTTTGAGAATTTTCTCAACGAAATTTCTAAATCCTGAATCAAATAAATAAAATTAAATTCACTAAGGAGTGCAAAATGTCAGATAAGGAACTAACTGATATCGTTGAGAACGAAGACAATCTTGATGAAGTTCTCGATGAATCGGCTGCTTCGGAAACTCTGAAGCCTAACCCAACTCGTATTGAGATGCTGGCCACATTTACTTCGCTGCTTGCTCAGCTTGGTAAGGAAGACCTATCACATCTCTTCAACGATTCAATTAAGAAGTATAGCCCAGATGGTGTTCCTTCGGCAACAGCTCCTGGTGGCGGACCAGCTCTTGGTCAGATGCCAGCTGCTACACTTGGTGCCGTAAAGGAAGACGTTGCTGAAATGTTTAGTGGCGATGATCTTTCGGAAGAGTTCAAGGAAAAGGCTTCGACAATCTTCGAAGCTGCTGTTACAGCTCGTATGAACCTTGAAACAGTTCGTCTGGAAGAAGAATATGCAACTAAGCTTGATGAAGCTGTAGTTGCTGTCAAGGAAGAGATGACCGAAAAGGTTGATCAATATCTTGACTACGTAGTGGAGCAATGGATCGAAGATAACAAGCTTGCTATCGAATCGTCGATCCGCGCAAACATTGCAGAAGACTTCATGGAAGGTCTACGTAATCTGTTTGCAGAAAGCTACATCAATGTGCCTGATGAAAAGCTCGACGTTGTCGGCGAACTTCAGGCAGAAATCGAAGAGCTTGAAGGTAAGCTTGACGAATCCGTGAATAAGCAACTTGAGCTTCAAGCAATTCTTGATGAAGCAACCAAGGAAGCTACATTCGACGAAGTAAGCGAAGGCCTAGCAGCCACACAGGTTGAAAAGCTTCGCACTCTAGCAGAAGGTCTTGAATTCAGCGATGCTGAATCATATGCCAAGAAGCTAAACATCATCAAGGACAAGTACTTCTCAGAGAAGAAGGAAGTTTCAACTGGTGTTGTTACTGAAGAAGCTGAAAATGGTGTAGATCAGCCGGTAGAAGTACCTGCACACATGTCACACTACGTATCTGCGATTTCAAGAAACGTAAAGTAATAAATAAAACTACCAAATGCCCAGAAAGGTAAAGGGAGAATAAAATGTTAGCTGAGGAACTACAAAACAAGTGGAAGCCAGTGCTTGAGCACACTGATCTCCCAGAGATCGGTAGCGCACACAAGCGTTA